ATACACTTATACATCGCTTCTTCAGCAAACTTATGCACTTGCATTTCAGCATCTGTACCAAGACTATCGCTTATATAATCCAAGATCACTGGTTTTCCTGAAATATTAGAGCTAAAATGTATTCTTCCTAATCTTTGGTCTATGTAAAAACTACCATTAGCTTGGGCGTGTTGTGGGTCTAATCCATATCTTTTACCTTCCATAGGCCAATAATTATCGTCTTCATAATCATTTTGATCTTCGCTTGGCGTAAGCGCTTTATATTTATTCCAAGTTGATGAATTTTTCTCGTTACCAGGCTTTGGCTTTAAATTATTAGAAGCTTGTGTTTGGTGTACAATTACATTATCTATTGAATTTGCTTTGAAAGCGGCTTGCCCTGTTTGTTTTGTTTGTGAAGCATCAGCTGGTACATTAAAGTCCACATAAGAGACTATAACAGCATAAACTGTATTGTATTGGCTTACATCTACACTTATTAATTCTTCATCGCTTGTAGTAGAGCCAACAGCATCAGGGCCAACCCACTCTAAGTAGCTTGACTCACCACTAATGTTAACAAGGTCAAAAATTGAACGCTCTACATTAGGACTAGTTGATGTAACTTGAACCGTAGCATTGTTTGTTCTATTTGCTTTTATTGAAGTATCTGGAATTTGACTTGTTAGACCAAATCTTAAAACACCAACGTTTGCAGCTGTGTTTGTATCAGGAGAAGCAGACGCTACAAATGTATCAGCGGTACCTGACGCTGAAATATCTAAATAATTTACACCAGTAACATCTACAGCTTGGTAAGCAAGATGCAAATAACCCCAGTTAGTTGCTCCACCACCACCCCTTGTATGAAATGATGTTTTTAAAACACCATCTTCAACACCCATACCACCTTGTCCTACGTGGTCTAAAATATTTGGCTTGTTTGATTCTATATTCCAGCCATTTGTAGTATTAGCAAAATCAGAGTTTTCTAAAATACCAATATCAGAAGTTAAAACATCAAACTTATAATCACCATTATCATGTTGTTCAATTTGAAATGGATTATTAGTTCCATTAGTTCTATATAAAGGATGTTTAATACCAGAAGAATCAACCCAAGATAACTTAGTGTAGTTTACATAGTCATGAGGTAGTGGCATTACTAGTGTTGGTGGAAGATCTATTTGTTGTGATTTTACAGATTTAAAAGTGTCAAAAGATAATTCTTGTAAAGCTCTCATAGCATGAAAAGCAACATCCGCTCTTTTTATTTTTGATATTATTTTATCTTCGCCAACATATGCGATTTGAAATTGATTTATAATATCTTCTAAAGATGTAAATTGATAATTACCAAAATCATTACCTTGGTAATACTCTCTTTGTGTTGTGTTATCTAATAATCCCATTTATTTATTTTTTTTCCTGTTGTACTTGCATGGTTTCCATAGATTGTGCCGATCCTGCAAGGTCTTGTCTTTTCATTGAAAATCCTGCAAATTTTAATATTTTATACACAAGCTCACTTTCTTCTGCGGGATGCAGCTCAAAGTCAACTTTTTTTGATGGATCCCACAAAGCGTTTCCATTTATAACAACATAGCTCCAGTTTGGCTTAGAAGGTTTTTTAATATAACTAACTAAAATACAATCTACAGCAATATTATTTGAAACTTGAGGATATACACTAATAACTCTAGATATTACTGGATCTGCGCTTTGTGTAATGTAAACAGGTCTTGATTTAGTCCAAACTCCTAGTGGTGAATCACCGTATTTATTAAACTCGTTTATAGATAGTTCTTCAGCGGTAACAGCACCTTCATTTGCACCATATAAGTTAGAGCCATTAGAGTTATTGTTTTTGTCATAAATAACTCTAACGGTTGTTAGTCTGTAAAACTCTGGTATAGCTTCTAAATCAACAGCACTACTAGAACCAACAACATGAACGGTTCGATCAAACCGTTGAAATATGTTTATTTTTTCTTCAAGATTTGTAATTGGATCAGAGTGACCAGTGTTGTTACCTGGAAGTCTGCCAAACTGGTTTACATCATAGAAATACTGCTCAAATATTTCCATTTGTGCTTGATCGGCAAATAAGTTAAATTCTTGCGGTGTAACATAGCCTCTTTGCTCTTTGTTAGCAAAAGTTAAAACTTTTTGATATACTGTATCTATATTTATTGCCATAATTTCTTTTTAATTATTATAAGGAAATAATCTATTTAAAGTATCTTGTCTTTTTGCACAGCCACAATCTTTACCTGTTGCCTTGGCAACTTTATCTACAACTTTTTTTATTCCAGTTGCTTTTGTAATTTTTGCTACAGTATCACCTAATCCTTTAGATTTTTTCTTTTCCATATAATATAATTTGTAGTTTGTAATCGCCCCGTAGGGCGACTACCACTACAGTTAGATTAATTTAATCTTTTTTCTATATTTGCATATATTTCCATACCTTCATCAGTTTTAAACCAATGTGCTAAAGCAGTATATGGGTGCTCGTCAAAAGGAACTGTCATTATAGGTCTATTATTTGATCCCCATAAAAAGTTTCTTTGATCATTAGATAACTTAATAATACCAAGCTCAGCAGCTTTAATACCAAAGTTTCTAAGTTGAACATTATCATCAGCAGCTAATTCTAAGAATAAAGCAGGGTTGTTACGAGCAAATAATAATAAATCTCTTTTAAGTTCTTTAGAGCTCATCTGTGATACTTTAGAACCAACCTCTACACGCATAATAGCTTCTGCTAAATCAATGTCTATATCTCTAGCTATAACTATTGCATCAGCTTCTAATTCTAAAATTTCAATATCTTCAGCGGCTTCTTCAACTGGATTATACTCATAATATATATTTTCTTTATGAGGATGTACGTCCAGTAATTTTTGTAATACTGTTTTTTCTTTTTCTACAAATAAAGTACCGTTTCTAAAAATAATATGCTCTAATCTTTGGTCACCTATCATTTCATCTACAAAAGGAGTTTTTTGATTTTGACAATATTTTAATTCTCTTTCATAACCTTTTTCATTATCAAACCAATAAATATTAGAACTTCTTAACATATAAGATAAAGGTTTTTTATTACCTTTTAAATAATAAACTCTATCTTTTATTTCCCAACTAGGTTTCTTAGGTTCAACTTTTTTAGGTTTTGGTGTTTCAACAACTGGTGTTTCAACAACAGGTACCTCTACCTTTTCTGTTTTTTGTTTTTTTGCCATAATATAATATATAATAAAATTAATAAAATAAAAGGCCGAGGCCGAAGCCCCGGTCTTTTAAAAATAGTTTACTTCATTAACATAAAGTTGTTTGCACCTTGAGTGATTAAACATCTTTCAGTTAAGAAATGTAATTGCATTGCGTCTAAAGCAGCAGTAGCAGCACCTACAGAACCAGTAACCCAAGTTTTCATTCTTCGGTCATCAGTTTGTGAAGCTCTGTATCTAACGTGTAAGAAAGGACGCTTCATGCTTTGTCCAACAGTTTGATCATAAACTGATGAAGTACCAGCAGGAATCATGACTCCTCTAATTGCGTTAGCAGCACTAGCATCGTTAATACCACCTCTTGTTGCTTTGTCATTTAAGTATCTGAAATCAGACTTGTAGAAGTCATAAGAACCTCTTCTAAAACCAGTGAAGCCTAAATTTAATGCCATGTCTTCAGAGTTGTTAAATACACCATAAGATGTACCGCCAGCTCCATAAGAATTCATTGAAGCTAACATGTCATCAATAGCTAAACTAGTTGATCTGTTAACAAACATCATGTACTCTTCAATAGCACCTTGCTTGTCAAACTCAGCTAGTATTGCATCGAACTCAGCTAAATCAGTAGCAGCGTTAACACCAGAAACACCAGTAGTAACATTACCTCTTGATTCAATAGCAGCAAATAAACCTTCAGAACCAGCATCGTTAGTAGCATTTGTAGTAGATCCAGGTATTATAGTAGAACCTTGAACTTCAGAAGCAGCAAGAGCAAGTTCAGATTCTAACATTGCCATTTCAATGTAATCAGTAAATCTAGATCTTGTGTCAGCTTCAGCTTTTAAATACCATAAGTAACCTGATTGACCGCTTTCAGCAGAAACCTCAACCCAACCAATTCTTGAAGAGTCAGAACCAGATACTTCGTAATAATCTTTCATAATAATAGGTTTATTAGAAAAAGATTTAAAGTCAGGCTCATTAGCACCTCTTTGATCAGTAGTGTTAGTAGTACCAGCAGCAGCTGTATAATTCATACCTTTACCAAACTCAGAACCATAAACTAATATAGTTGTTCCTTTTGATGTAGTATTAGCAGCTAACGCAGACTGTCCGTAAGGTAATACATCTATAACTTCACTAGCTACAACAGATACTAAACATTTAAAAACACCGTCAGAGTTAGCAACGATAATAGTATCATTAACTCTAATACCATGATTAGCAGCTGTGAAACCTGAAGTTTCGTCAATATCAGATTCAATTGTTATCTGAGAAATATTACTTACACCTGTACCAGGATTAGCACCAGCAGTAGCTGAGTTAACGTTACCTTTGTACGATAAGTGTAATCTTGATTGTTCAGACCATACAACTCTATCAGAGCTCATAGCCTCTTCTGCACCAACTTGAGAAAGGAAACCAGAAATTGTTCTAGGCCCGAAAACCTCAGCTTCTTTTTCCATCAAGTCTGGCAGGTATTGTTGAGCCCACGTTACATCAGTGGTACCCGTAAAATCTAAGTAGTTCGTTTGCAGTGTTTGCTTTTGTGCAGCAGGCACACTGTTTAACAAACTTCCTCCTGTAATTGCCATAATTTTTTAATTTTAAATTGTTATTTATTGTTTTTAATTTTAAACTTAAAATCAGAAGAATTATCACCTAACACTTTTACTTTTATTCCACCCGCTTCAACTGTACCATGACTTTGTCTTGGATTCATATCAACGTTTTTGGCTTTGGCAACACTATCTTTCATAGCATCAGCTTTACCTTGTTCGTAAAAGTGTTTTGCAACAGCATCTGCATTCATAGCTGTGTATAAAGATTTATGATAACCCTTAGCATCTGATAATGTAGAATTTTTATCTAAAAACTTTTTAGTAAAATTATTTATATCACTTTGAGTTGTTTTAATCTCTTCAGCATTGTTCACGTTAAATCTATATTTTTTATCACCGACATTATATTCAAAACCTTTGAACTTGTCGTTAAAAACCTCGTTGGTTTTTTGTGTAAAAATATCAGAGTTATTTTTAACTGTTTTTTTAGTTGCTTCTGACTCTTTGTTGTATCTATTAAAGAAATTTACAGCTTTTTGTTGTTCAGGCGTAAGCTTTGAACCAGCTTTAATTTCTTCATAGTATTTGGACTTTTGCCCGTCCAGATGGGCTCTAGCGTTGGCAACTTGCTCTTTTAACGCTAATTTTTTTCTTTTTATATCTTTTTCCTCATCAACATCTTCGTCGTAAGAAAAAGAGTCTTCCATAAGGAAGTTAATTTCTTCATTATTTAAATGAGGTTTTGTCTGCTTGTAATATTCGTGTAATAGATTTTGATCGTCTAATTTTGAATAATCTTGATTAAGCTTAACATAATCATTTAAATCTCCACCAGTTTCTTCCATAAAGTCTATTAACTTTTGAATATTTTCTGGTATTGGTTTTCCAGTAGCTTCTGCTTCAGCAATAGCTTCTTCAACCTGCTCTTCAGCATCTGCAACTTCTTTTTCTGTAGAATCTTCAGTAATTTCTTCTAATACTGGAGTTTCTTGTGTTTCTGCTTCCGGCTGTACTTCTTCTTGTTCTTGTGTGGGCTCGGCATTTTCAGGCTCTGCAACCACTCCGCTGTCGTCAGCGTTATTTTCTTTAGTTTCATTTTCTTTTATTGGTTTATCTAAATTAACGACGTAATCACCGTCTTCATTTATGTTTGGTTTTTTGCTTTCATCAACTTTCACCACGTTTTCATCACCTGGATCTTGTTGGTTTTCTTGTGTAGCCTGTTCAACTACTTCTTCTAATTTTTCTTCCATAATATAATATAATAATAATTAATAAATTCCTACTTAGGGTCAAAACTACCTAAATCAAATCCTCCACCTAGTATATCATTACCTGCAGACTCAAAGTTTTTAGGTGGTTTACCACTATTTCTTTGTTCAATCATTTCTGATTGTTGTGTAGCTTGTATTTTTGTTCTTTCGTCTTTTCTATCTTCTTTTTCTTTTTCTCTATTTTTCATTCCATCAACCTCCATGTTTTTTAATTGCATGTTGTATTGAAACTCTAGTTCCATTAATTCTTTTTTATGCATAACTTCTTGTTGCATTTTTTGAGAATCAAATTGAGATTTAGCTTGTTCTAGTTGCAATTTGCTTTGTGTTAAAGCTTGATCTTTTTGCATTTCTATTTGAGCAGAGGCTTGCGCAGCTTGAGTGTTTGATTGACTTTGTGCTTGTATATTTTCTAACTGAAGCCTTCTGTCTCTTTCTTGTTTTTTAGTTCTTCTTATCTTAAGTAATTGATTAGCTAGTTTTATATTTTTTATTTCTCTAAGATCAATAGCATCTTCTAGCTCTATACTTTGCTGTTGCAATGCCATTTGAATATTATTTTCTAATATAGCTTTTTCTTCTTCGTCTGGTTGTAAAGTTATAAATATACCAAAATCATAAAGATGTAATTTAGATATTTCTTCTAATGTAGCCATATTGTGAACACCTATAGCTTGTATAAAAGCATCTTTAGTCGGTGAGTATTCTATAATATCAGATATTCTAAGTGACAAACACTCTGCTGTTTCAGCTGTTAAAAACAAACCAGCTTGTAATATATGTCTTGTTGCAGTGTTAGAATTAGCAGCAGCTAATTTTTGTACTCCTACTAAAGCGTTTTTATCTGGCATGCTACCATCTCTTGCTTCGTTAAGCCCGGTTACATCCCTTATCATTTGTAAATAGTAATTATAATTAGCTATAAGAGCTTGCATTTTATTACCGCCAGAGCCAGATGTTATTTCTTGAATAGGTACTTTACCTGGATTTATATCACCTTCTGATGTAAAGCTTCTTCCTATTACAGAACCAGTTTGGAAAAACATATTTAAAGCTTCTTGTGGATTGTAATTAGTTCCATTACCTAAATCAACCTCTGCTAAACCATCGGCATCTAAATAAACACCATCAGGAACCATTCTAGCCATTACTTGTTGTAGCTTTAAATGAGTTAACTGAATCATGTCTGCAAAGCCAGTTACACGTTTTACTAACGAATCAATTCTACCATCATATATTCTAGGCGCTACAATGCTATAGTTCATTTTTACTTTAGTAAAATCACTTTTAGGACGCATCATGTTTTTAGCCATTTCCCATTTAAGTAGTTTGTCTGTACCTAAAATCAAAGCGCCTTCGTAAATGGTTTCTATAGATCTTAACATTCTGCTAAAGCCTCCTTCCATGTTTTCCGGTGGGTTGAATGAATCATCTTTGGAAATAATTTTATCAGCACCAGTACCAGTTTCTTTTACTTTATATACTTCGTTCATATAAGTTTTATAATTAAAGTATAAAACTTGAATAGTATTATTGTCTTCTTTATTTGTAGAATATCTAGTATTATAATTGTTTCTATTGTAATTTTTATTATTCATTATATCTTCAAGATCACTTTCAGATAAATGTGGAAACTCTTTAGCTAATTCATTTACTGGTATAGACTTAACTTCTCCAACATAATATATATCTTCAAAATAAGGAGAATCAGTATAAGAATAAACTAAATTAGCTGGATCTACATAGTCTATAGTAACACCTTCAGAAGTATTAAAAGATGTTTTTACAGCCCCAATACCTAATACCGTTAAATCATAATAAAATCTTTTCTTTATTAACTCATAATTGTTGCCCTCCATTAAAACACTTAACGCTTGTTCTTCCGCAACCTCAACAGCTTGCTTATAATTTAACTGCATGTGCAGTTGCAGCTCCTCAGCTGTTTCTGGTAATTCAACACCAATATTTTCTTTTGACTCGATACCAGTAGTTTGCATTACACCTGCATCAAATTCTTGAAGTTGCATATCTCCTAACATAGAATCCATGTAATCAGTTCTTTCTTTCATACCGTGAATATCTTGAGAATAAGCTTTTATATCATATGTTCTTTCCGCTATACCATTAACAACTATATCTACAAACTTAGAAATAATAGGCACTGGTTTCCAGTCTAAATTTAAATAGGACAAATCACCGTTTATAGATAACTCGTCCTTGTATTTTTGAATAGATTGTTCGCCTCTAGCATAAAGTCTTAGATTATGAAAGTCTTTATGATTAGACATATAGCGGTTTATACTTCTATCTTCATCAAACCACTCCGTTTCTATTGCCTTACCTACCTTTAAGCCATAGTCATAGCTTAACTTTTCAGCGTCACTAACCGTTTGGCTTGGAAAATAGCTTTTGCTAGAATATGCCATATATTTATTTTATTATTTGTGAATTAGTTCCAGTATTACTATACTTAGAAATATTTATGTTTAATTTAGGTCTTTCAATTTTTACGTTTGGTGCATATAAATGCCTATTGTTAGCCATTATAGCTAAACCACTGCTTATTGAAGCGTCAAACTTTGTTCTTTTGTTTATATCAAACTTACTCCAATCGTTTAATAAAGCATTGAAATATAGATCTCCAAACGTTCCATCTTGTCTTATACCCACGTGATCTTGTATATACATTTCTATCGCTGCCGCGTGAGCTTGTTTTATATCTTCAGAAGAGTTAGGTATACCACCAACTTCTTTTTCTGCTACAGATAATTTATTCCAAACTTTATCTGGTCTGTTCATACTAAAACCTCTGTATCCTCTACGTCTTAAATAATATAAAAGACGTGGTTTATTGTTCTCTGCAAGTATTGGCATACCATAAAACACTAATGCCATTAAAACATCTTCAAAGAATATTTCAGCTGTAGGTGGTCTTGATAAGTATTCTAAAAAAAAGCTATTCGCAGGAGCGTCCTCCATACTAAACCTGGTTAAGCCGTGTAATGCTCCTTTAGAACCTTCCCCATCTACAGTTCCTGATATATCATACGAGTCACAACCAAATGCTCCCATGTGTTCATTACCAGGATATTTTACACCGTTTTTAAGCACCACTCTATTTTGTAGCTGCTGAGGTGGAACCCAGCTAACTTTAAATCTACCTTTTGGATCTGGATAAAATATTACTTGTGAATCTTTAACTCCATTAACCCATTGAAAATTACCAGTTGTAACACCTAAAGTTCTAGACATTTCCTCGTTGTAATCTATTTGCTCGTATATTTTAACTAAATTAAATATAGAGTTTTTAGTTTCATCTCTAAACGCATGTTCTTCAGTTCTAGGAAACTGACGGTAAAATTCGTTTAAAGCATCTTGATCGCTTTTTAAACCTTCTGCTTCGTTTTGCCAATGATCTACTACACCTACATCTATTAGTTCACCGTCTGGGGCAAACACATCTGCGTCAGGAGTAGTGAATACTGGAACTCCGTACTCATCAATAAATCCTTCGTAGTTCCATTCCATTGGGATAAACAAAGAGTATAAACCAGATTTTGTTTGACCATTTCTATTTCGCTTAGTGACATCTGATGCATTATATAATTTTTTAAAGTTATCGCCTCCTTTGTCTAAAGCGTTTGATGTTGAACCCATCATACACTTACCAATAATTCTACTACCTAATCTTAAACATGTTTTTGTAACTCTCCAATTGTTTAGTATATTGTCAGGTCTTTCCCATTTACCACTTTCATCATGCACTAATAGCGCTAGTTTTTCACCATCATAGCTATTGTCACCTGTGTTTTTCCAATCAATTGTTGTATCTAAACCTTGTATATCTTCTAGCTTTTCATTAGCTGTAATCTTTTTTCTCGTAAACTTACTAGCAGGTACTCTATATGCAAGTTCAGACTTTGGTCTATCCATACCATCTTGTATTGGTTTAAAGAAAAACGGGTAGTTTATACTAATAGGCACTACTTTGTCAGTAAACATTTTTTTTGCATCTGCACCTGTTTTAGATAGTATACCATATCTACTATCACTCGCTAATGTAGCTAAATTAACTGTTTCAGCGCTTGACATAAAAGAAAAACCAGAACGACGGTTTTTAAGGTAAGACATACCGTAGCATCTTTTGTCCGCTTTACAAGCTTCCCAGAATATATAAAACAACCTATTTGCTTCTCTAAAGTCTGGTGCACCTACATCTATTTTGCTCCATTGTAGATACATGTAGTGCGTACCTGTTATATAAGTTGGCTTACCGTTATTAGTAAACCAAAAACCTTCGTCTCTTCTTTTGAACTCTTCGTCTATATAATCATACCACTGTTCTTTTTGCTCTTCAGGATACGATCTCCAATCAAATATATTTTTTAAACGTTCTAAATCTTTTGGTTGTTTAAATTTTACCCACTTGTTTAACTCATGTACGTGCACTCGCACTGGCTGTTTTGGCAGCGCGATACGCAAATTTTGTATTTCAACCACTTCACCGATTTGCCCAGTTTTAGAGATAACCACGACATCATGTTCTTTATCATATCCATATTTCCATTTTTTAGATTTGTTAAGCCGACTAATAGTCGTGCGTTTAATAGGTTCTATTATTTTAACTAAACTTTGCTCGTACATTATTTAGATCTACCTTCTGCGAATCCTTTAAAGACTTTTTCCTTTCTCTCTTCAGGTGTTTTTCCCTCAAGCAAGTTTTCTTCTTCTTGTATTCTGTTAAGTATTTCAAATGCGTCAAATATAGCTAGTTTTTTAGTAGCTGCTGCATTTTTAAGTCTATCTGCTGATATGTCATCATCTGAATCTACAATAGGTTCTTTAGCGACTTTAATCAACTCATCTACTGCTCTCTGCCCAGCTAGGATTATATTCTTCTTCGTTTCCTTGATATTCATATTTGATTGTAATAAAATTAGATAAAACTCTATATAGTCTTTCGTTGTCTACGATAAACTCATACTCACTATCTGGTCTAAAACCAACTAGATCATTAATATTTACAGTACCGTCAGAATATTTAACAATACCTTGTAATGGTTTTTCAGATTCAATATTAAATTGATCTATTGATTTTAAAGGTTTTACAAAACAATAACCTTTTGGAGCTATCCACTTATCATTTTTTTTGTATAAAAATATTTGATCGTGGTTTATAAAATAAGTATCTTCATTAAAATAAGATCTACTATTTTTTTCAATACCTTTTACGTTGTGCCATCTTCGAAATACATTGTGATGAACTACAACTGTATCACCAGGTTTTATATCTGTATTGCCTATTATAGGTGTTGACAAAACTTTAGCCTCTCTATTTACATATTGATGATTGAAAATTTCAGTATTAAGTATTAAATTTCCACCTTCAACTTTTTTGCTATTGTTATATCTTTCTCCTATTGGCGTTACAACAAAGTCGTAAACGCTTTTCATTAGTACTCTAGGTTATACTCTACAGATACAGCCATGTTTTTGTTAAAGTCTTTCCACGGTAACACATCCTTATTCTTTTTTATATAAATAGAATACTTATCATCTTCTTCTAGTATATCACAAATAGTATGACCACCATAGACTTCTTGTCCTACAGCATAATGCATCGCATCGTTTTTATAATCTTTACCTACACTAATCTTTCTTATCAGCTTCGCCATCTTCAGTATAGTTTATAGTTCCATCTTGTATGTTAATATCAAAAGTACCGTATTCTTTTTGAAATTCGTTTTGCAGTACTGTTAATTCTTCTCGAAGACTAGAAATATTATGCATCATTTCATGCTTTCTTAACTCCATAGAACCAATTTCCAATTGAGATCTATTTATGTTGTTTACAGTGTCTTGAACTTTTGTTAACTGCTCGTCAGTTATTTTTTCAGGTCTAATGTCTTCTATACCTTTAAGTTCTTTAATTTTTTTACTTGTTCCTTTTACTTTTGTTGTTGCCATTTTATTTAATTTAAGTTAATTTAATTTGTTTTATTTTTCAAATCCCAATACTAATGTAATAGGATGTAAGTTGTATATTATATCATCTTCTGCTATAGCGTCGGTATTAGCTGCAGTTAAAGTTAATTGTGTAGCGCTATCTGCACTAGCTAAAGTACCTAAAACAGCATTGTCTTGCGCATGAAGAATATCTCCAGCAGCAAAATGCTCTCTAACATCCATACTAG